CTCCACAGTACTGCAAGATAGACGACCGCAATGCATGGGCTTTGGCTAACCCCTCTTTGGGATACACCATCACAGAGGAAGCGATTGAAGAAGCGATTGCTACTTCACCGATTGAGAACACGCGTACGGAGACACTTTGTCAGTGGATAGACAGTTTATCGTCACCGTGGCAACACGGAATCCTTGAGGAAACATCCGATGCTACGCTTGAAATGTCCATTGGGGCTTATACTGTATTCGGTTTCGATGTCAGTCCGTCACGCAGGAACGGATCATTGGTCGCAGGACAACTTCTCCCAGATGGGCGGATTGGCATTGGAATCCTAGAGACTTACAGCTCTCAGGTTGCTATCGATGAGCTTAAAATGGCTGCAAGTATAAAGGCATGGTGCGACATTTATAAGCCCCGTTTAGTCTGCTTTGATAAGTACGCTACTCAGACGATTGCAGATCGCTTGGCTAATGCAGGTGTCATGATTGAGGATGTCTCGGGTCAGCAGTTTTACAAAGCCTGTGGAGACCTTGCAGAAGGACTCAACAATCACCGAGTAGTTCACAATGGGCAAGCCGAGTTCATTCAGCAGATGAATAACTGCGCAGCTAAAGTCAATGATTCGGCTTGGCGCATCATTAAGCGAAAGTCAGCGGGAGACATTTCAGCTCCTATCGGTCTGGCAATGGTCGTAAGTAAGTTAATGCTTCCAGTTCCTAAGCCTCAGATTTATACTTAGACACGCCCTAGCACATTGTCTAATTGCTTGACAAATGCTACACTTTCTGTCTATGGGTAAAATACTGCAAGCGTTCGGTCTAGAATCTAAGCCTTTAGTTCAGGCACAAGCTGCGCCTCAAGTTCTTGGCGAGTATTCACCTTATGCAATGCCATTTCAAACTGCCTACATTGGCAGAACAGAAGCTATGTCTGTCCCAGCACTTATGCGCTGCCGCAATCTTTTGGCGGGAACTATTGGAGCAATTCCTTTAGAGCTTTACAAAAAATCTACCAATGAAGAATTAGGTTCGCCTGCATGGTTAGAACAGCCTTCATATTCACAGCCAAGATCAGTAACTATTGCGTGGACGGTTGACTCGCTCCTTCTATATGGTCAAGCCTTTTGGAAAGTTGTTGAGGTTTATCAGGAAGATGGACGACCATCTCGCTTTGAGTGGATTGCTAACAATCGAGTAACAATTACTCTTGACAGCACAAACACTTTTGTTAGATCTTATGCAGTCGATGGCACGACATTACCAATGGACGGTTTAGGATCTCTTGTGACATTCCAGTCGTTAAGCGATGGAATCTTAAACACAGGTGCTTCAACAATTCGTGCTGCTATTGATGTGCAGAAAGCAGCTTCAATCGCAGCTGCTACTCCAATGGCAACTGGCTACATTAAGAACACAGGTGCAGATCTAGATCCTAAAGAAGTTTCCGGACTTCTTGCTGCATGGCGTAATGCTCGTAACAATCGCTCAACTGCATACCTGACTTCTACTCTTGAATACAATCCTGTTTCATTTTCACCTAAGGAAATGATGTACTCGGAAGCAATTTTTAATCTCGCAACCGAAATAGCAAGATTGTGCAATGTGCCTGCTTATTATGTTTCAGCGGATCAGAATAACTCTATGACTTATGCAAATGTACAGGATGAGCGTAAGCAATTCTTAACGCTATCTTTACAGCCATTCATTACTGCGATTGAAGATCGTTTGTCTATGGATGATATTACAGCCCGTGGCAATGTAGTGAAGTTCGATATCGATAAGAACTTCTTGCGTACTGATCCACTTCAAGAATTGGCAGTCATTGAAAAACTGCTAACGCTTAATCTAATTACTCCAGAGCAAGCGATGGAAATGACTGATCTAACACCTAACGGAAATAATGGTTTAGTATGAATCAAGTAATTACTTTCTCAGCTGATCTCACAGCAGACTCAGCAAATCGCACAGTATCAGGCAAGATTGTGCCTCTTAATGTTGAAGCAGGATCGACAAACATGGGCAAAGTTATCTTTGCTTCTGGATCTATTGCTATCGAAGATCCTAAGTCTATAAAGCTTCTAAGTCAGCATGACAATAAGAAACCTTTAGGCAGAATGGTCTCATTTAGCGAGTCAGAAAATTCTATTGATGCTGTATTTTCTATCAGTCGCTCACAGCGCGGTACAGAAGCTCTAATCCTTGCAGAAGAGGGATTACAAAGCGGTCTGTCAATCGGGGCAGAAGTCCTCAAGTCAAAGATCAAGGATGGCGTGACTTATGTATCCGCTGCACGCTTGGTCGAAGTAAGTTTGGTAACAGAGCCAGCATTTAAGTCTGCTCAAGTTACTGATATTGCAGCAGAAGAATCTGCTGTAGAAGAATCAACCCAACCAACAGAAAGCGAGACAGCCACCGTGGAAGAAACCACTCCAGCAGTCGAAGCAACACCAGTTGAAGCACCAGCGGTCGAAGCTGCTCGCCCAACTGTTTCAGCAGCATACTACACAAAGCCACGCATCGAAGTTACTGCAGCTAAGTATGCAGAAAACTCAATTCGCGCAGCACTAGGTGATGAAGATGCTCGTCAATACCTACGCGCAGCAGCAGACACTACAGATAATGCGGGACTTGTCCCAACTCGTCAGTTGTCAGAAATCATCAATCCACTTGGAACAACAATCCGCCCATCAATCGATGCAATCTCACGCGGAGTGCTTCCAGATGCAGGTATGACTTTCGAGATCCCACGCATCACACAGATGCCAACAGTTGCAATTGAGCCAGAAGGCGATGCATTCAGCGACACAGATCAAAACTCTAACTTCCTATCTGTAACAGTACAGAAGTATGCAGGACAGCAGACATTCTCTGTTGAATTGCTAGATCGTACATCTCCAGCATTCTTCGATGAGCTAGTGCGCAACATGGCAGCAGCTTACGCAAAGGCTACAAACGCAGCAGTAAATGCAGCACTTATCTCAGGTGCAACAGCAGATGCAACAACAACAGTTACATACCCAACAGCATCAGAATTGCTAGGTATTGTTGCTCGCGGTTCAGCTTCTGTCTATGGAGCAACAGCAGGACTTGCAAACCCATTTGCTCGCAACATGGTCGTTTCAACAGGTCAATGGTCTAACATCATGTCTCTTAACGATGCAGGTCGCCCAATCTACACAGCATCACAGCCAATGAACGCTGGCGGTCAAGTAGCACCAACATCACTAACAGGTAATGTCGCAGGACTTAACCTCTATGTTGACCCAACAAACGCTGGCGATGGCGATGGAACAATCCTTATCGTGAACCCAGATGCATACACATGGTACGAGTCACCAACATACCGCCTACGCGCAGAATCAACAGCTAACGGATCAGTAACAGTTGGTTACTACGGATTCGGTGCTATCGCAACTAAGGTTGCAGCTGGCGCATTCAAGAACAACAAGGCGTAATAAACTCACTAAGTCGCTCTGGGGAGTAGTAGCCCTCTACTCCCCAGAGTCTTTAGAAAGGACATCATGGCACTCACAACAGTTGCAGAGTTACGCTCTACTCTTGGTGTTGGCACTTTGTATAGTGACAGCGTGCTTCAAGAAGTGTGCGATGCAGCAGATGCCGTTCTAGTCCCAATGTTATGGGCTCCAAAATGGTTCACAGTTGCACACGAAAACACAGTAGGATCAGGGACTCTATATTTTAATGACAATGTTCGCGAAACTTTTTATGTAGGTCAAAGCGTAACGATTGCTAACTCAGGCAGTTCATATAACGGCACTAAAACAATTACAGCCGTCAATGGCTTTTCAATTAGTGTGGCAACTAATCACACTACTGCGCAGGGCTATCATCCCATTTATCCTTATGGATCTGTATCGACCACAACTTACACAGACTGGACAACCGATATGGCAGTCCAGCAAAGTGCTCTTATGATATCTGTCGAGATCTGGCAAGCGCGTACTGCAACCCTTTCAGGTAGTAACGCTGTCGATTTCCAGCCAAGCCCTTACCGAATGAGCGCACAGCTTCTCGCTAAGGTGCGAGGATTGATCGCTCACGCACTTGATCCGCGTTCGATGGTGGGATAATGCCTGTTGCTATCACTACTCTTAGAACTACACTAGCCACTGCCTTAGTAGATAATGCAAAATGGCAGACATTTGCATTCCCGCCAAGTGTCGTATTGGCGAACAGCGTGATCGTGTCTCCAGATACAGAATACATTGTGCCTAGCAATAATCAGCACATCACTATTGCACCAATGGCTAACTTTAAGGTCATCATGACTGTGCCACTTTTCGACAATGAGGGAAACCTTAACGGGATAGAAGATACTGTTTGTAGCGTGTTCGCTAAGCTCGCAGCATCATCTCTCGTCTATAATGTAAGCGCAATAAGCGCACCTAGTATTCTCAACGCTGCATCGGGTGACCTACTCAGCTGCGAGATGTCCGTATCAATCCTAACGAGTTGGAGCTAAACATGTCCGAGTGGGAACAAGAAAACGCTGACTTCCTGAAGAAAATCGGGCAAGTAAGCACACCAGCACCAAAGCCAGCACCTACCAAGAAAGACGAGGAATAATCTCATGGCTGTATTTCTAAATAACAAAGTCGGTGTGAAGATTAACTCCGTTGATCTTTCAGACCATGTCACAAGCATTACACTAAACCGCACATTCGATGAGCTAGAAGTAACAGCTATGGGCGATTCTTCACATAAGTTCGTTAAGGGCTTGGAAGCATCATCTGTAACAATCGACTTCCTAAACGACACAGCATCAGCGAATGTATTGGCAACACTACAAGCTGCATGGGGTACAACAGTCACATGTGTATTCCTACAGGAAAAGGGAACAGCAGTATCTGCTACTAACCCTCTTTACACAGTGTCACTTCTAGTGAACAACACAACAGACATCAATGGTGCTGTTGGAGACATTGGCACACAATCAATTACATTTACTGCTAACTCAACAGTGGCAGTAGCAACTACAGGCACATTCTAAAAAACTAACAAAGGGGCAAACTCATGGCAAAACTAAAGATAGTTCGTACAGATGGAAGTGTAATAGAAGGAGAAATCACGCCTGCCGTGGAATATGCCTTCGAATTGCACACAAAGATGGGTTTTCATCGTGCCTTTAGGCAAGAGGAAAAACAATCGGATGTCTATTGGTTAGCTTGGGAGATAACACGCAGGTCAGGTGAGTCTGTTAAGCCTTTCGGAATGGATTTCATTGAGACACTTAAAAGTGTCGAGGTGCTTGATTCAGACCCTTTAGCTTAAAGCGCGATCTTCCATTCACCTATCTAATTGCTAGGCTAAGCATTAGGTTGGGAATCGCGCCACAAGCATTACTAGATCTAGATAAGACCATGCTCGATGCATTAGTGCAGGGGCTCAAGGATGAAGCGAAAGAGGTGAGCAATGCCAGCAACCGTAAAGGGCGGCGTTGAACTTCGTAGAGCTCTCCGGACTTTTGCACCTGATCTAGCAAAAGAAACTCAGAAAGAAATCAAGACAGCCATTACACCGATTTCTAAAGCTGCTAGAGGTTATGTTCCAGATCGCGGAGAAGTGCTAAGCGGATGGCTACCTCGACAAATGTCTGAGGGAACATTCCCTACATTTAATCCTGCTGAGGTTAAATCTAAAATAGGTTTTAAGACAAGTCCATCAAAGCCTAACTCCAGAGGATTTAGATCGCTCGCTCAAGTATTTAACAAAAGCCGAGCAGGTTCAATATACGAACGAATGGGAAAAAAGAGCCCAGAGAGTCGATTCGTTCTTAATCAAGATGGCAAGTTTCGTGCGCCTCTTAAGGGCAAGGATCGCATGCAAGGTCGATTGCTTTATCGTGCCTATGATGAGAACAATGGCAAGGCTAGAGAAGGTGTGCTCAAAGCTGTTTCAACAGCAGCCACTAAACTTAATCAACGAGCAACAGTGAGAGGCTAATCATGGCTAATGTAATTATTGACATTGCTGCCGAGTTCACTGGCAAGAAGGGCTTTAAGCAAGCCGAAACAGCAACAGACAAGATGGAGAAGAATGTCAAGAAATTGGCAGGGGCTCTAGGTCTTGCTTTTAGCGGTCAGGCGATTCTGGCTTTCGGTAAGGCTTCGATCAAGGCAGCAGCAGAAGATGAGAAGGCACAAAAGCAATTAGCTCTAGCTCTTAAAAATGTTGGACTTAGTAGAGATGCTGCATCCTCTGAGGATTACATCCAGAGACTACAAAGCGAGTTCGGCATTCTCGATGACAAGTTGCGACCTGCCTATCAGACACTAGCGGTAGCAACACGCGACACACAGCAAGCACAGCAGCTTCTCAATCTTGCTTTAGATATTTCAGCCTCAACAGGCAAGGACTTAGGTTCAGTCACATCCGCATTAAGTAAGGCATATCTAGGAAACAATACTGCACTGTCTAAACTTGGTGTTGGTATTTCTAAGGCAGATCTTAAAGCTGGCAAGTTTGAGGATATCGTTACTCAACTTGAAACCACATTCGCAGGGTCTGCAACACAAGCTGCTAACACCTTTCAAGGTTCAATCGATAAGTTAGGCGTTGCATCGGCTAATGTGCAGGAGATCATCGGTGAAGGTTTAATCGATGCTATTAGATCTTTAAGCGATGAAAATACTGTAGATAATTTAGCAGTCCAGATGCAGAGCGTTGCTATTTACACAGCAGATGTTATTCGTGGCATTGGTGTAATGGTCGGTTACATACAAAATGTAGCTGAACAAATTAACAAGATCCCCGGGCTTAGCAAAATTATGGAACTTGTTTTATCCACAAACCCTATCTTTGGTGCCATAGCTGCATTAAACAAACTAGGTGCAGCATCTAGATCCACGGCTGGCATTGAGGCTCAAGGCTTGGCAGACCTAGCCAGATTACAAGCTGAGTATGTTGTTAAGACTTTAGAGGCTAAGAAGAAGCTTACAGCAACGGAAATAGCAGCGTTAAAGGCTGCTAGATTAAAACTGGCTATTGATAAGGCGCAACTGGCTCTGAATAAGGGCAACGATGTCTTTGACATGGACAAGATCCAGAATGCCGCAGCTCTTAAGAATCAAGCCGAACAACTTGCCAAGTCCACGACTGACACACAAAGACTCCAGATCGCTAATGATGTCGCTCGCCTGAATGTAAAGCAATCAATCTCAAATCTTGAGGATGCTATTGCTGCTAAGGATGAGGCAGCCATTGTTAAGGCAACCGAGAAGTTGAACGCTGACCTCAAGATTCTCGGTGCTCTTACTAACCAAGACTTAAAGCTAAAAGATATTAAATCAATCCTTGAAGGTCTCAAGCCAGCCGAGTTAATCGACCAAAAAAATCTAGATGAGGCATTGCGTAAGATCCGCGAGATGCTTAACTTGCTCGCTCAAGCCAATACAGCAAGCAAGGCAAAAGTACCGACAAGCGGATCATTAGGATCAGGTATCCCAGCAGGAGATTACATCGCGCCTATCTCAACTACAGGCGGATCTATTGAGGCTATCCTAGAATACGCAGATGCAGCGACTGCTCGCGCTAATGCTTTTGCAGATCTTCTAGACATGGACACAGCTGCTAAGACTGCTGCTCTACAGACTAGCCCTAACTACGATAACTCAGGTGCACTACAGTCTTTCCGTCAAAGAGAATCTGCATCAATGGGCAACACAATTATTGTAAACACAGGCGTGGGAGATCCTAACGCTATTGCAGAAGCAATTGACAATGTACTCCGAGAAGCGCAACAAAGAGGAACACTGACAACGCTATGACATGGCTTCCAGAATGGCGAGTTACAGTAGGTGATGATGTCTATACGACTGTCACCTCTGTGTCGTATGCCTCTGGTCGCTTAGACATTGACCGCCAAGCCACAGCTGGTTACTGCCAAGTACAAATTGTCAATACAGATAACACACCTTTCACCATTAATGTCACAGAGCCAATTACCTTAGAGCTTAAAAACTCATCTGGCACTTATGTCACTGTGTTTGGTGGAGAAGTCTCGGACTTTAACATCGGGGTTAGAAGTCCAGAGGAATCAGGCTATGTCACGACAGGCACGATTCTAGGTATTGGTTCACTGGCTAAACTGACTAAGGCTGTCTATAACACAGCACTTGCAGAAGGTTTAGATGGCGCACAGATTGCAGCCATTCTAGGAGCAGCCCTTAACCTCACATGGGCAGAAGTCACACCGACTGTTACATGGGACACCTATCCAGCAGATGTGACATGGGCTAACGCAGAATCTTACATCGGTGAAGTGGATTCAGGCTTCTACACGATGATTGCCCTTGCAGCTAGTGCAACTGCTAAATCTCAGACCTTGACAGATCAAATCGCTAACAGCGCACTCGGTCAGATGTACGAGGAAAAGGACGGAGATGTCTCTTATGCGGATGCAGACCACAGATCTAACTATCTTGCAGCAAATGGCTTTACTAACCTCGATGGCGCATATGCAACACCAAGCTCTATCACCTCAACAACTCAAATTGCTCGCATCCGTAACAGCCTTATCTACAAATACGCTACAGGATACGGATCTACCTACAGCACCTCTGACACAGACTCCATAGCCTCTTACGGGCTCTTTGAGCGGTCTGTGGACTCTAACATTAAGAACCTTGCAGACATCACCGATATCGCCTCTAGAGAGCTTAAACTGCGTGCAACACCTAGAGCATCATTAGGTGCTATTCGCTTTCGTTTAGATAATCCAGACATGCCTAGCGCGATGCTTGACAGCCTTATCGGGGTCTTTTTTGGTGAGCCTGTACAGATCACCAATCTGCCTAGCAATTTACTTGGTGGAATCTTTGATGGCTTTGTCGAGAATGTGGCACTCAACGCCACCCCTACTTATGTGGACATTACTCTATATGTCTCAGCTACAGACTTCTCACTCAGTACGACTCAATGGGAAACAGTAACACCCGCCTCTCTAGCTTGGACGGGCGTGAATGGTACACTTACATGGACAAATGCGACAGGAGCACTAACCTAAATGGCACTATCACCGAACTATTCGTGGGTTGAACCCGATAACAGTAGCCTTGTAAAAAATGGCGCACAGGACATCCGCGCATTAGGCGATGCCATTGACACATCACTCTGGAATGTCGGCTTTGGTCAAGCTGGTAAGAACAAGATTATCAATGGTGATTTTGGTGTTTGGCAACGCGGTACATCATTTAGCAATCCTGCAAATGAGGCTTATCTTGCAGATCGTTTTAACATAGTATTTGATGGATCAGGTTCTACTAGAACAGTAAGCCAACAAACTTTCACACCCGGAACTGCTCCAGTAGCAGGCTATGAAAGCCAATACTTTATTCGCATGGCTCAAACTGTTGCAGGTACAGGCGGAAGTTATGTAGGTTATAATCAAAGAATTGAAGATGTCCGCACTTTTGCAGGTCAGACAATTACTTTATCCTTTTGGGCTAAGGCTGATGCAACTAGGACAATTTTGCCTAATCTTCAGCAAAACTTTGGCTCGGGCGGTAGTACTACAGTAAATATTACTTCAGGATTTACTAGCACAAACCTGACAACTTCATGGGCGCGTTATACATTCACTGTATCTGTTCCATCAATTAGTGGTAAGACAGTAGGAACTTCATCGTTCTTACAGTTATATTTTGGTTTCGCTGCTAATACTGTGCAGACAATCGACATCTGGGGTGTGCAGCTTGAGTACGGCTCAAAGGCAACTCCATTTGAGACTGCAACAGGAACAATTCAAGGAGAATTAGCCGCTTGCCAGCGTTATTTCTTCCGCTTGGATTCTTCAAGCAATGTTTATTCGGTTTTTGCAAATGGTCATTTTAATACGACGACAAATTTTAGAACAATTTTACCTTTTCCAATGACTATGCGAAGTACACCAACTTTTTCATTTAGCAATATGAATTTGTTTGCTGGAAACGGTGCTTCTTTTTTAGGTTGTTCGGCTGGTACACCAACAGCATCAACAATGACCAAAAATGCTTCAGTAATTGATATGACAGTTACAGGAGCGACCGCTGGACAAGGTGGTATGTTGATTGCAAATAATAGTACAAGCGCATTTATTGAAGGGTCGGCAGAACTATGATGTATGAAGTAATTCAGCAAGAACATGCAGAAGATGTTATTAAAAAGACTGATGCTGATGGAAAGATCTCTTGGATTCCAAAAGACCTAGGCAACTCAGATTATCAGGCTTACTTGAAGCGCGATGAAGCCGAAGCTAAGTAAGGCTGCTATACAGCTACGCGAACAGTTCGATGATTCGTTCCCAGATCGTGACCGCACATCGGATGGTTGGATCGGTGATACCCGACACGCTGCTCGCAAGTCAGATCATAATCCTGATGAGCAAGGCTGGGTACGCGCCATTGATGTGGACAAAGACCTATTCAAGGGCGGGAAGCCCGACATCATGGGAGATCTTGCTGATCAGCTTCGTACCTTGTCCAGATCCAAGAAAGACAAGCGTATTAGTTACATCATTTACGATGGACGAATCTCCTCAAAGATCCTTAACTGGAAGTGGCGCAAGTACACAGGGGCTAACAAACACACTAAGCACATGCATGTTAGCTTTAAGAAAGAAGCTGACAATGATGGGGCTTTTTTTCAAGTACCTATGTTAGGAGCATCTAATGGATAATCTACTTCTCATCATTGCCGGCATTGCAGGTGTTGCACTACTGCCAGCATTACGCACAGCTATCAAGTCATATCGCGCCCGTAAGTCAGCAGCAGACATCATTGTCGATGCGCTAGAGGCAGCCATTGACGAGGTAGATAAGAAGTGACACAGTCCGACTTTTTTACTCTTTATCTTGCCACCATTGCTGCGCTCGGTGGCTTGTCTGGCTATGTAATCACGCACCTGTTGTCTGAGATCAAAAGACTCAACACGCGAGTCGATGAGATCTATAACATACTTCTTGACAGGTAACATTCTGCTATGGCAAGAAAAGCAACTAAGGCACTAGAGGAGCAAGGCTACTCAAAGCTTGATGCTTATTGCATTGGGCTTTATGAGTACTTCTGCTCTCTTAAGCGTGCAGGTTTCGCAGAAGATATTGCTATGTTCATGATTACAGAGCCTCAAGCCTATCCTCACTGGATCTTGCCAGATCCTATCGCGCCTGAGAAGTTTGGCAATTATGAAGATGAGGATGACGATTAAGCGAATTGTCGTAGTCTCGGACTTGCAAGTCCCTTACCATGACAGGGTTGCAACCCGTAACCTTGCTTCTTTCATCTCTAAGTTTAAGCCAGATCAAGTAGTCACCATTGGCGATGAGATTGACCTTCCCCAGATAAGCAAGTGGGAAGAAGGGCGCATGGGCTCATATGCCCAGACCCTAGATGATGACCGTAATGAGGCTGTGCAGCTTCTTTGGGAGTTAGGCGTTACTGATTGCATCCGTAGCAATCACACGGATCGCCTGTATAACATCATCATGGCTAAAGTCCCTGCATTCGGTGCATTGCCGGAGTTGCGCTTTGAGAAGTTCATGAAGTTTGATGAGTTAGGTATCACTTTCCATAAGAACCCTATGCCTATTGCACCTAACTGGATTGCAGTCCATGGAGACCATACCCCTATCAAGCCACAGGGTGGCTTATCAGCCCTTGAGGCAGCCCGTAGGCATGGAAAGAATGTTATCTCGGGTCATACTCACAGAGCAGGGCGTAGCGCCTTCTCAGAGGCTTCTGGAGGGCGTATAGGTCGTGTCCTACATGGTGTCGAGGTAGGCAATCTCATGGACTTTAAGCAAGCTGCATACACAAAGGGCGTTGCTAACTGGCAACAGGCATTCGCCATCATGTATGTGCATGGCAATAAAGTGCAGGTAGATCTTATTCACATTGAGAAGGACGGCACATTCATTGTGGCTGGAAAGTCCTACGGCAGACCTCGTTAAATCGTTATCATTTCGTTACACAAATGTACTTGATTAGTCGGACGGTTCTGTCACACTAATTCTGTAAGCATCCGAGGGCGTTGCTTGCAGTTAGGTAAGGAAATGGCAAACACAGACAAGCTACTATTTATCTGCATAATTGGGATGATTATAGGTTTTATTATAGTCATCATAGATGTGCAGAAAACATCATACAAAAGGGGCGTACGCGATGGCTATCACCGAGGTCGCAGCTATAAGGGGCAGGAATGAAAGCCAATGAAATCTTACTCACAGCCACAGACACGATCCGTGACCGTGGGCTATCGTATGGTCACCCTGCGGATAACTTGCAGCACACCGCAATGCTCCTCAGTGCATACCTACAAACACCGATCCATGACTATCAAGTCGCAGGGATCATGGTGCTCGTTAAACTTGCACGGACTAATCAATCAGCCCAACACATCGACAACTGGGTCGATCTATGCAGCTATGGAGCACTCGCAGGGCAACTAGCAACAGAGGAGAATGAACTCTATGTTTAATTTAGCCGACTATGAACCAGTGGAGGTTCGACTTGAAAAGTTTATTAAGGACTATCCTTCGTTCCGTATATCTACTGAACTGGAAGTTGTCGAGGCTTCTCGATACATCGTTAAAGCTTATCTATTTAAGAATGCTGAAGATGGCGTTGCATGGGCAACAGGGTACGCTGAAGAAACAGTTACTAGCCGAGGCGTTAATCAGACTTCAGCACTGGAGAATTGCGAGACTTCGGCAATCGGCAGAGCACTTGCAAATGCAGGTTATGCGCCTAAAGGAAAGAGACCAAGCCGAGAGGAAATGACAAAGGTCGTTGCTACAAAAGTAGTAAAGCCACCAGTTCAAGAGGTCAAGCCAGATGATCAGGATTACTGGACTACACCCGTCGGAGAATATAGGGGCGTGGTCGATGCACCTGTCACACTTGAAAAGGCACTTGATCTAGTGCAAGACATTCTTGGCACTCCAGAAGCTGTAGAAGCTCCATCATGCGAGCATGGACACATGCAATGGCGTGAGGGTGAGAAGAATGGTAAAGCATGGGGTGGCTACTTCTGCAACTCAGCAATTTCATCAGCTCATCGATGCCCGACCAAGTGGTACAACCTAGGATCAGATGGAAAGTTTCATCCCCAGAAAGCGAGAGTGTAATGGGCTACATCGAGGTATATAACATAGACAAAGATGGCGAATGGACTGATTTAGATGACATTCCATTTATTACGACAATTAATTGTCAATTATGCAACGAGCCTACAGAAGCTCATGACATTATTATTCCAGCAGTCATCAAGGATGGCACATTAACTGCAGGTACATGGCAATGCAGAAAGTGCAAGGCAGTCAATGGATGACTCAGAGAAGCTGCTAATCTTCTTGGTGCTTTGCATCTTTATTGGTGGCGTTGCTATGGGCTACATGGCGCATGGCTAGTCAAGCAAGGAAACACAGAGGATTCCGCACAGAGCGCGTAGTCGCACAGTACCTATCGACTGTATGGCAAGGCGCATGTGTTGGGAGGGGTAGTGGCAAGGATATTGTCAATGTACCGTTTGATGTTGAAGTCAAAGCCCGCGCTGGATTTCAACCTCTTGCATACATTAAGCAATTGAAAGCTCGGACAGCCATTTCGGGGGAATTAGGTTTCGGAGTAATTAGACTCAACGGACAGGGTGAGGATGCGCGTGAGTATGCCGCGATCATTCGACTTGAGGATCTCTTGCCACTACTCATATTAAGATATGGTCACCTAGACAAAGAACCTACTGAGGCAGACATAGACCGATGCTCTGGATGTGGGTCATACATGATAAGGAAGTGCTTAACTTGCCAACCTATGATTACAAATGCACCAGATGCAATCTTAATCAAGAGATCAATCACGGATGGAACAATCGACCAGTAGTGTTATGTAACTACTGTAATGAGCCAATGGTCAAGGTTATAGGGGCAGCAGCTACACACTTTAAGGGTAAAGGCTTCTACAGTACGGATAAATAGTTATCCACAGAAGTTATCCACAGCCGGTGATTAGGAGGAACTATGAAACGAAACACCGCTCTGAGCAGGACTTTTACAAATGAATTTGACATCGATGGTACGCTAACGGCGCAGAGCCTCTCAAAGGCTCACCGCGACCCGCTGAGGCGGGTAGGTCGCGGGGTGCTAGTAGCTATTGGGATAGCTCTATGCATCATGCCTAATGCAGGTGGCTCTAAACCAGTGCAATATGTAAGTTACAAAGAATATGCTTTACATTCATTAGGCTATAACTATAAAGAGTTTAAGTGTTTAGAGATACTCTATACAAAGGAAAGCAACTGGAGACCCTCAGCTCGTAATGGATCACACCATGGTATTCCTCAAGGGCGCAGTGAGTATCTATCGAGGGTTGATGGTTATAAGCAGATACAATGGGGATTGAAGTACATAGGGCATAGGTATGGAGAACCATGCATAGCCCTTGCACATTGGAAGGCTAAGGGATGGCATTAAATGCCTAGAACAATAAGAGCTTTATGCCATTGCGGTAGACCTCAAAGATCCAAAGGCTTAACAGAGTCAGGGTTACAGCTATATGACCGCTTATGCTGGAAATGCAGGGAGAACGGCTATCGCCTACATAAAGGGGATAGGTGTGAGTTCTGTGGCTTTATACCTATACACCCAGTGCAGTTAGATGTGGATCATATAGATGGAGACCACACTAATAACGAGATGAGCAACTTACAGACATTATGTGCTAACTGTCATAGACTAAAGACACAGATGAACAATGATCATAAGTGGATAATGTATAAAGACGATGATGCCTAAAGGTAAAGACCCAAGAGACACGAGGAAGTGGCGAGCATTGAGGCAACGCATACTAGCTAGAGATGGCTACACCTGTGGATACTGTGGGCAAACAGCCGATACAGTGGATCACATCCTCCCAGTGCGTAAGCATCCAGATCAAGCCATGAATCCAGAGAACTTAATTAGTGCGTGTCGTGCGTGTAACAGCGCAAAGGGATCACGCTCACAAGGGGTTTTTTTAGCACAGTCGTTCGC